CATCCTTTCTGCAGGCGGTATTGCTGGCATCATTGTATCCGGTTCTGGCGAGGAAGGTTCCACCTTTGCCTCTGCCCAGGTATCGGTACAGTCTGCGGCTTCCCGCATAGAAGCCGCAAGACGTGAGTTCGAAGATTTCATGTTCAAAGTGAATCTTCGGCTGATAGAAGACATTAAGCTTATTCATACGAATAATCTTAAGAATGTCCCGGTTTTCCACTTCAAACCACTCAGCATGAGCGGTCAGAAAGAACTCCGTGAGGAGTGTGAAAAACTGTGGCTTAACGGCGTTGTCTCTACACAGACGTATCTTGAATCGAAGGGCTATAGCATAGCAAGAGAGAAAGAACGCAGAGAACAGGAAGCCGAGAATGGTACTGACGATGTATTCGTCAGTCGCATAACAGTACAGAATACGGAAGAAAGTAGCAGTGGTGAAGCAGGCCGTCCAACCAAGTCGGATGAAGAACGGCATTCTGATCCAAAGGATTCTCAGACTAGCACCCAGACACGGAAAGCTAAAAAAGAATCCAACACTACATGACGTTTGTCTTTTTGCCTGCAAGACATTAAAGAAACAGACTGGTGCTTATAGGTCGGTATACCGGCCTTCTTTTAAATTAAAAGTACACACTGACTCCTACCAGTGTGTATAAATAAAAGGATGATGGATAATGCATAGAATAATTGCGGATGCTGTCATCTCCGAACTGCAAACCAATGACGCATGTATATATGTCAAGGGCGTACTCTTCAATCTGAAGGTTAACGCCAATAAGGTCAGGGTTACCGAAGCTTTCATGGACGAGATCATTGCCCATAAGAAGAAGTATATCGGTGATCCGCTTTGTGCTGATGTCAATGGTTTGATAAAGGGCAAAGACATTGATCATAAATATAATAAACTTCTGGATGTTTTCACAAGTCAGATCATCGGGTCCATCGTTGATTTCGAGAAAAGGGAAACAGAGGATGGCGCTCAGTGCATCATTACGGCTAAAATTTTAAAGAGATACCGTGAAGTATGTTCCGCTATCAGTAATCTGTTTGCTTCTGGCGGTTTGAAATTCAGTTTTGAACTTCTTGTTGGAGAACATTCAGAAGACGAAGACGGGAATATGATTGTTGACGCAAGCGAGAAGAACTATCTCGAAGGTGCCGCTATCGTAACACATCCCGCTTGTGATGAGGCTGTTGCTATGCAGCTTATCGCCCAGTGTTTAAATCAGGGAGATGAAACCATGAATAAAGATAACATTCAGATTCAGGCTGCAGAAGAAGCAGCTGAAGCCAAGAATGAATCCACAGAAGCTACGACTGAGAACGCCGAACAGACGGAACAGACCGAGCAGACGGGAACGCCAGAAGCAGAGCCTCAGGTAAATGAAACTGCGGCAGAGACCACGGAAAACCCCGTTACCGAGAATGCTAATGTGGAAGAGACCCCAGCCCCTACCGAGCCTGCCGTGCAGGCGGCTGAAACGAATACAGCTTCAGTCGAAGAGGAGCATACGGAAGAAGCCGCTGCACAGGAAGATAACGGCGAGAGAAATCAGGCTGCTATCTATGTGCGGCAGGAGGATACCACAATAAGTGCTACTGACGTTTATGATTCCGATACTGGCAACAGCGCAAGGGCTGAAACCATTGATCGTATTGTGACGGAGAACGTGTATGAAAAAGAAGCACAGGAAACTGCGTCTGCTGAAACTGCTGCGGAAACTGAAGTCAAAACTACAGCTTCGGAAACGGAAGCAGAAACTACAGCTTCGAATGAACAGAGCGAAGTTCAGGCGCTTGCTTCTGCAGTGCAGACACTGATTGCAGAGATCGCCGAGCTTAAGACGAAGATCGACGCAATGTCAGAGACTGAGCCGACAAGGACTGTTGCTTCTGCGGCGCATGTGGATACCACACAGACAAACCCTTTTGTCAGTGACCTTGGATCCGCCAACCGTTTCTCTCTTCTGGAGAAGCGTGACAATAACGAACCAGAACCCAGAACGCATTTCTCGCTTCTGGATAAAGCATAATGAGGTGAAAGACAATGGCGTTCGATTATACGACAAGCTACCCGATGTGCGGGTATATGACCATGCTCACAGATCTGAACTATGAAGGACGTGCCATCAATGGTGATGACGGCCTACTTCAGAATTGTGTGCATGCCAATCTGAAGTTTGACGCTAATGATGATCAGCGGAAGTCACTGTTTATTATCACCCGGAGTACCAATGGCGGTACGCTGACCGGTGTGGTTCACAGTGCCACCACTGTTTACGACGGTATCCCGGCTATCGAGATCCTCGTAAAGAATATTACCCCTGGCGGCGAGTTCTTCCTCGTGGACGATCAGTGGGACTACAATGATGACTGGAAGTATGACATGACAAGGTATGCTGCTGCGAAGGGCGACTATGTGCGTCTGCATCGTCTGCATGCCGGTGAAATGTTTATCATCAGCCTTGATCCCAATATTATAGAAACATATCAGCCTGGAACGATTGTCACAATCACCGGTGACAATACCATGACCGTGGCATCATAAAAGGATGTGAGATTATGGCTTTTAGTAAAACTGTGCAGTACGGTCAGATGACTGTTCTGCGTGACGAAACCTATCTTGGCGCTTATATGAATAACCTCGAAGATGCAGTGCAGAATGGTTCACTCATGACACTGGATGTAGATAATACCAATGAGTACGGTCCTATCGTTCTTGGCGGTCCCAAGCCTACCGGCGACTATAAGTTTATCTGCATTAAGACTGACGCTATCGAAGGCAGTCTTGAGGAAACGCCCGTTGTCAGCGGCGTGAACGTGGACCTTATCGCAAACCATATCTATGTCAAGCAGCTGGGTACAGAGCCTCTGTACTTTGTCGAGAGCCTGCAGGATTATAACGACAGTATGTCTTATGATACCAAGACTTACGGCACTGAACAGAATCACAGGCTTCGTGCGCATAAGCTGCAGACCGGTGAAGTGTTTGTACTCTATAAGCAGGTAGCAATGACTGTTGGCAGTGAGCTTACTCTGGACGATCTGCCGTTTAAAGGAAAGGAATGATAAAAAATGATTGATCATTCTTATGGATATATGACCGTCTGTAATGATAACGTTTTCTATGGCAGTGCAATCAACGATACTGAGAAGAAGGTTTTCAATGGTGAGATTGTCATGTCTGACATTCTTCATGCGGATACCACCGATCTCAGTCTCGTTGCCGTCACTGAGGATGGAGGCAACGAGTTTGAGATCGTGGAAGTAACGGATGTTTATGATGGCCTTCCTGCCGTCCGTATCCGCGTCAATAAGCTTGTTGACCTTCTCTACTTTGTTGAGAATCAGTGGAACTATAATGATTCTTGCGCATATGACCCGAAGACACATTGCGTTGAAGCCGGAGACATGATGCGAGTTCATGCCCTGTCTGAAGGTGAGGAATTCCTTGTCGGACCCTATACTGAAGCAGAGAATCTTCTGAACAAGAAGTTTGATTGTCTGAAACTGAATGAACGCACCTTCTCTTAAGTAAAGAAAGAAGGTGTCGTATATGGTACTTTCATATGGGTACATGACAGTGCTGACGAATAATATATATTATGGGTTTGCATCGAATGAAACTGGTCTGTCAATATGTAACGGTGCCATATTAAAATACGATGCCGAAACATTTGAAACCCAAATACCAACCCCGGAAGATTTTCAGAACTCGTATTTCGAGATTATCGAGGAAACAGCCATATACGGCGGTCTTAAAGCTCTCCGTGTAAAGGTAGATTCCGTGGATCCATTTATATGCTTTGTCGATAACCAGTGGGACTATAATAACGACTACATCTTTGATGTGACGAAGTATTATACCGCACCGGGAGAGCGTATGCGTATTCATCCTCTTGAGGCTGGCGATGAGTTTGTAATTGGTCCGTATGTTCAGAACTCAGATGAAGAACTTGTTGGGAAAATTATAACCGTCAAACAACTTGAAGATCTTCAGCAGGAGATCGCAGACCCGGAAGGAAACCAGGGATGGATGATCGTGGATAATAATGCCGAGGAACAGAAAACCATGGAAGAAATAAACATGCTGAAAACAGAACTCACTCAGCTTAAGAAGACGCTCGACGATGAGTATGCCAGGAGGAGTGAGGTTGTTATGAAGGCACAGGATGAACGCCTTGCCGGTACAACATTGTTTGTCGGTGCCGATGGTAATGTTAAGACAGGCATTATGAACGGTATGCTGCTGAAGAACGATAAGAACGAAATCTACGAAATCAGTTTTGATGAACGTGGAGGTATTGTTGTAAGCAATGTAGATTCTGGAAGTGATCCATAATGACAAAGACTTTTTTATACAATTATCTGCTTGGTGACGAACGTCAGTTAAGCAGAATAGAAAAGCTTGAAAAGCGGGAAATTCCGAATCTGTCTGCAACAGTCAAAAGAATCATGGAAGACTCTTATGAGTTTGTGGAGAATGCACATTATCCCTTAAGTGATTACTTTATGTATGCGGATATAGATCCAGAAAGTGGAACGCTTATTGAAAATTCTTCCAGAACCAGTATTGCAGCAACATCTTATATGGCATGCAAAACAGGCACTCTTTTTTATGTAGCTGAAGGATGTAAGGCTATGCTATATCTCTACGATATAGACGATGAAACTCAGTTTATAAAATCAAAAGAGATCATAGGTGAAGGGTCATATGTTATTGATAATTCGTATAATGTAAGGTACGTGATTCAGAGTGTCCCTCTGGGAGTAATTGATATAGACAGCAATAAAACGTATATGCGTATTACTGGCTACATCAGTAGAATTTTCAATAATAAAAAAGCTATTCAGTTAAATACCGAAGAGATTGAAAAACTCAAGATTGATTTGGATAGCGTCATGAGTGAACTCTACTCAGACGCTTTAAACGATTATGGCGTAGACTCTTTGTGGATGTATGGAGATATCAATATCTATGATGGAAGTTATCTTTATGTCGGTAAGCGACAGACTTCTCTCCGTATGTCCGTCTTGGTCCCCTTCCCTACCGGCACTTTGTTTAAAGTGAAAGAAGGCTATAAGATGAAGGTCTTCTTTTATTCAGCATCAGGCAATGAGTTTGTTCGCTATATAACATTGAATGCCGGTGACTCATATGTGATATCAGAGCCGGGGTATACATTTAATCTTGTATTACAGAAGACAGACTCCTCCAACTTCTCTATTGACGATTTTGATGTCAGTATGTCTTTCTCTGCGAGAAGTAATCGTTTTGATAAAATCGAACAAAAGCTGAGAGATTCTGAAATGCTGGATCTCGAAGCGGACGAAGAGCAGGATGCTATCGTTTTTAAATATGAAGGGTGGTATACCTAATGGCTGATATTTCAAAAGTTGTTCTGCCTTCTGGCAGTTCATATAATATCAAAGACGCTACAGCGAGATCACACCTGACTTATACCAATGTCACATTCGGCACTTGTGAAACAGCAGCAGGCACAGCAGAGAAAGCCGTTACACTTGCAAGTGGCGTTACCGGATGGGAACTTCAGCCGGGTGCTATCATCGCTGTCAAATTCACAAACACAAACACGGCTGCTTCGCCAAAGCTTAATGTCAATGGTACCGGGGCAAAGCCTATCTATTATAAGAGCGGCGTTGTTACTTCAAGTTATATTGGAGCCGGTGGCATTGCCAGTTACGTATATGAATACATATACGACGGCACAAATTTCGTCTTCCTTGGAGAACAGCAGTTTAAAGGTGCCACATCAGAAGCTGGCGGTCAGAAAGGTATTGTGCCTGCACCAGCCGCTGGTGAGCAGGGTAAGTTCCTTCGTGGTGACGGTACATGGGCAAAGCCTACAGACACCGTGTACACACATCCAACTTACACTGCTGTAGATGGCAAGCCAGATGCAGATGCATCTCCTGGCTTTGGCGGTACATTCACTGTTACTGATATTACAACCAATACGCTTGGTCACGTTACATCAGGCACTTCAAGGACGATAACGATACCGGGTACTGTAATGGGTGGTGCTACTGCTGAAGCAGCCGGTACAAAAGGTCTTGTGCCAGCACCCGCTGCAGGAAAGCAGGCAAGCTTCCTGCGCGGTGACGGTGCGTGGGTTGTACCTACAAATACAACCAACACCACTGGTTCTACAAATGACGAAACGAATAAGCTGTTTGTCATTGGTGCTAAGACCCAGGCTGCTTCTCCTCAGACATACAGTAATGATAATGTGTACATTTCGAGTAACCATCTGTATTCAAATGGTAAGCAGGTTGTAAACCTCAGTGATACACAGGCTCTTACGAATAAGACGTATAACGGCTATACACTTGCCGCAGCTTCTGCAAAGGGTGTTGATACAACTCTTTCAGCAAGCAGCAGCAATCTGCCTACGTCTGCAGCTGTTGCAACGTATGTTTCCAGTGTGCTTGAGCCTATCACTACTGCACTGTCAGGTGGTATGCATTACCGTGGCGTAACAACCACAGCACTTACGAATGGTGCGACTACATCCCCTATCGTTATTGATTCCAATAACTATACACCTCAGTCCGGTGATATCGTTATCTACGGTTCTCTTGAATTTATATTCTCAAGCACAGATAACAAATGGCATGAATTTGGCTCTACCGGTTCTCTTAAAGCTCTGGCTTTTAAAGATAGTGCCTCTACTACTTATAAGCCTGCCGGTACAGTTTCAAAGCCAACATTCACCGGTACTGAAAAATCCGTGTCAG